ATCAGATACAGGATATGCACCACCAACTCTAAGTTGTCGTTCTATTCTATCTATCTGTTGGAAAATCTGATAAGGAACATTTGATGCAGGTTTGCTAACTTGTGTTCCTGGTGCTAAATAGTTAACAGCGAATCTACCTTTACGATATTGTCCACTTTCTATTTCACCAGAAATGTTAGTTTCAGTAAAGACTGCATCTTCCATAGCTATTATTGACATTACATTAATTTTTGCCATTGAAGCCATAAGACCTATAATCTGGTCATACTGTCCTTGCAATCTATCAAATGCAAATTTCTTTGCAACAACAAACGCAGGACCTGATTCCAATGGATTAGCTATAAAATCAAGAATAGTTCCTGATGTCATATGAAAAATGTATGTTCCTTCTAAGTTATAATACTCTGCAATTAAATCGCCATCTCCATTTGAGTTAGCCCAAGAACCATTGTATTGGTCTGTATAAGCAGAAGCGTATGCGTTACCTACACCAAGAAAGTTTGTTTGGTAAGCATCTTTTTCTTTTTTCATAATCTTATCTTTTGCTTCAGGATAAGTTCTAACCAATGCTTCTTTAGGAACTCTACGAATAATTGCCATTTCTTTTGGTTGTTGTTCTGCACCAAAATAACCTAGGAAACAATTGTAAGGGTCACGAAGCTCAGCTACAGGATATGGAGTTCCATTAGCATCTTTCTTTTCTCTAATAACCCATACAGCAAAACCATAACCAGGTAGCCATCTACCTACTTGTGGCATTTGTAAATCTAATTTTTGTACTTCATCATAAGCATTAACAATTCTGTATAATTTTTCTGATTTAATTCTTGCTCTCTCTGAATCTTTATTATTTGGAATATCTACTTTGAGATTTGGAATACGACCTATTTTTTGTGCTAAGTGGTCAAGACCAGACATCATTAAATTAGGTACTGGTACTTGCCAATCTTGGAAACCTTTAAGCTGGTCACCTAGTAACGCCATAATACCATCAGGTCCACCATTCATAATTGCACGAATACGACCTCTAGTTGTATATGCACTTTGGTTGTCAAAGTGTAATTGCGTAATAGCGTATTGTATCTCTTCTGGTGTCACTTTATCTCCAAGGTGCTTCGTTCATATTGCTTATATCCCATTCTCCAAAACTAGGTTTATAATCTAATCCTACCTCAGCTAATCGTTCTTTTCCTAATCTTCTAATAACTTTTAAAGGAAACCAAGATGCCATAACAACATCAGATTTATATCCTTTATTATTTTTCGACTTACTAGCAGCAGAAGAAAAATAAATTAACTGTCTACGATATATATTACTCTTAACTTCAGAATCTGCATCACCATATGGCAAATTAATCAAACCTTCTTTAAATAACTGTGACATAGAACCTACACCAAATATTGGGTCGTGTTTGTTCTTATTTGTTTGATGTCCTTCTAAATACACACCAAATCTTGCACAATAATCTTTTATCTTTTCATCTTGTCTAATTGCTTTTTGAAAACCGTTTTCTTCAATAACCCAATGAGATAAACCATACTTTTCATACCAGCGTTGTATAGTTTCTTTTGCTTGTATAACGCCACCACCTTCTTCATTTTCAATATCTACTAAATACAACATACCTGTTTCTGTATTAGCAGCCCAAAGAAAAGCAGCTTGATATCCTGTAGAAGCTGGGTCAAGTCCTGCAATTAAATGTGTACTTGCTGGAATATGACCTATTCTTCTATTGACATCTCTACATTGGTCTATATCTTCAGAATTAAACAATGTAATACCATCAACAAAAGCTTTGTTTAAATAAACCATTTCAAATATAGCTTTACCACCTGTAGTTTCAGCAGCTTGTTTACGAGACATTAACCATTTATAAGTTCGTTTGCTTTGCCATAACATACAATCAGTATGAGCTTCTATATCATTTTCTGGCAATACACATTCTGAACTATGTGCTTCTTCTACTATGGTTTCCATTTCAGGATTATCTAAAAGAAAGTTATATAAATCTTCAGGATGTTGTCTTGAACCAATAACAACAATAGCTGTATGTTCCTCTTTACGAGATGACAAAGTAGTTGTCCACCATTGTCTAGTTTGCTCTCTTGCACTAGGTTGTACTGTAGTACCGTGGTCCTCAATGTCGTCTGCAATAATTAAATCACAGTCACGAGATAATATCTTTCCACCTTTACCTACTGCAACCATAGTTGGAGATTTGATACCAGTTACAGTTCTAGTAGATACAGTAAATTGTCCTGATGACCAAGACTTACCACTTCTAACTTTAGGTTGAAACTGTCCACCTGGTCCACAGAAATCTTCTTTTAAAGCTTCATTATTTTCTAAATGGTCAAGTACAGCACCGACAGCATTCTTTGCTATCTCCTCATTACCACCAACCCACATAATTCTTATGTTAGGATTTCTACAAATTTGCCATACAGCAAAGTGTGTTAACAAGTCAGTTTTTCCGTGTCGTGGTGGAGAAAGTATCATTTGTTCGCCACCTTCTTTAATAGCTTTATTAATTCCATTAATCCAATTATCGTGAAAGTTAGCAGTTTCATAACGAACACCAGTCTCTGTTAAAAAGTATCTATCTCTAAATGTTTTAAAACTTTCTAATGACTCTACAGCTTCTTGTGGTGTTTCCCAATTTTCTTGTAATTTAAATATTTCTTTATCTTCTTGATATGCAGAAAACATACGAGAAACACTAGATTGATTACATCCTAGTAATTCTGATATTTTTTTCTGAGTTATCTCACCTAGTTCTAAAGCTTCTGCATATTTAAGTACAAACTCTTCATAGTGTGGACCTCTAAATGAATCTTCTGATTTATGTTTAAGTTCTACAGGTTTATTATTTTTTTCTCTCCAATAAAATGCTTTTTTACATTTTTCTGAACAGAATTTTTTTTGTCGCCCTTTTAAACCTTTACGACATTTAGGTCCTTCACATTTCATTATATAAATTTATTTTTTCTTCCATCCACGTTGCATATCTCTATATGCTTTAGGACTTATAGTAGAATTTTTTTTAGACCTACTAGTGCCTGCTTTTTTTCTTTTATTAATATTGTTAACTAAACTATTTTTTTGTTTTGCCATTATGTTTTTTTAAAACCTCTCGTTGCGTAATATAATCTTACTTGTTCTGCTGTATATCTTCTACCACTTGGTGAATAATAATACTTACCTCTTTTCTCAAAAGGCATTGATTACCACATCTTGCAAGACCAGTATCTTGCAGTTGTTTTATCTTTAGCTGTAGAACATTTATGTCTGGCACGAAATGAAGCTCTAGCTTTTGGGTTATCTTTTCTGATTTCCATATTTGGGTCGCCAAACATAACTTTCTTTACCTTACCATTATCCATTACAAAGACTTTAAATTTTTTTCTACCATATCCTGGTTCGCCTTTTTGAATCCTAGTTGGATTATCTAGTTTGACTTTCATCCCACGCCATTCAGCCATTAGTCTCTTGACCAACCTTTATTTTTTTTATTAGCTTTTTTTGGCTTATATTGTTTACCTGGCATTATATCTCCTATACTATATCTTGTATGAGTGATTACATAAAAGGAAATAAATATCCTAATTACAAACCCTCTACTACATATAGTAGTGGAAGAGTTTGTATTGACAAGAACTGTAAGACCGTTATTTCAAAATATAATAAATTCAAATATTGTAATAATCATAGACCAAAAACATTTCCTAGAATAAAAGGTCGTAATGCTCCTGACAATTTACAAGAACCTTTAGAATAAACGAAACCCTACCGAAGTAGGGTCTCATCACATACAGTTGTCCAAACTGTTATGAAAGATATGAAATATCAACTTTCAATTCACAATGAACACATTGTCTTTGACTTCAAGCCTTCTTTTCAATATCTTGTTTGTTGTTTCCAACACACAATCCTTAAGACTTTCTTAAGGTAATAGTTAGTATAGATAAGTTGTGAAATTAAGTAAAAAAAATTTTTTTTAATTCTGTTTCCATTCTTTCTGCTTCTTGTTCAAATTCTAAATTTTCTTCAGGTTCATCAGTAACATCAATATTATTGTGATAGGTTCTATTATGTTTAATTTTTACTGTGCCAGTAACAAACTGATAAATGTGCCATAATTCGTGAAGTAATGTATCAACATATTTTTTGTTATTTATATTTTTATCTATATAAACAGTAAAAGACCTAGGTCTGTAATTGTGGTCATCAATATATAATTCA